TAATGTTCTCCTGCTTGAATATCAAGCGGAACTCCCGGCTCGCCGAGATCGCCCTTTACCCCAATCTCGACGAGTCCTTTTCTCCATAGCTCCCGCAGTTCCGTTTCACTTAATTCCAGTAATTCTTGCGGTATCATACTTTCCTTTCTTTTAGGGCGTTAAATGATGCTAAAGCGTCTAACAGAACGGTGCTCCTCTACAATTCGGGAATCGCCGCGTCTTCGCAGTATACATTAAGCCAATCTATAACCGAATTCCGGTATATCTTACTGCAATTCGTCGTTACAAAAGGCGTCAGCTCTGATTCGGTGTTTGAGTTTTATGAACAGGTTGTCGTAAGTGCTCATAATACAGAGGCTCAGATTCTTTTTGCCGCATCCCGCGATTCGGGTATCGGTGTTTCCGGGTCTTTATACCTTAATGGGACTAGCATGTATGTAAACACGATCACCAAAGCAAGCGGCGTTTCCAGCCGGAACATTTGGTTGAATGTATACGGTGTTGATGCGTAAATATAGCTAGTTTACAGCCCGCTGACAGGGCCGTTATCGGTGCCGATCAGGTTCTATTTAAGAGCGCAAGCCACAACGGATATACCTAAATCAATCGTCGTGCTTTTATATTTGTCTGCCAGCGTCAATAAAATGACAGGATGACCAGTGGTTGCGCCGTATGTCATCACCGCATCCGAGATGTCTGATACTTTGTGCAATACCTGAATCTCGTTGACATTAGAATAATTTGTCATGCAACAGGCAGACATATATATTGCCGATCCATTGCTAGACACGCCTCGTAAAACCACAAGTGCGTAACGGAAATCTAACGGAATATGAATATATAAAGATCCGGTAGTTCCCACGAGAGCCCCTGAGATGGTTACACGCTTGATGTAATTCGTTTGTGACGTAATAGCATCATTTAACGCCTTACCCTGAGCCGCGCTGAGGGGCTTGTTTGTTGCCGTGGATGTCAGATTGTTCACGATGTCGGAGATGTTGATCTTGGATGCAATTGCTGTCTTCGCGTCGTTGAAAAACTTTATGACTTTACCCCATGCCACAGAACCCGTATCGCCTGTCGCCGGAATTGGATAATCCTCCGTGGAGGCCGTGACCGTATCAAGGGTAAGGCCGCTCATCTTGGTTGTTTGTTCGCCCGGTTTTCCCTGAGGAATAACAAAGTCAAGAACCGCCGCTGTTGCAGTGCCGCTGTTAGTGACCTGCGCCGTGTTGCCGTAAGCAGTAGTGGAGACCGTACCGACCTCAATGGTTGCGCCGGGGCCAGTAGCTCCCTGAGGGCCTTGCGCTCCCGTATCGCCCTTCGGCCCTTTGATGTTGCCAATTAATGTTCTCTTAGTAGACATAAGCCCTCCTTACTCTCCGCCGTTGCCTGTTTCGGTTCCGGCTTCATCCCCGGTGTTATCCCCGGTATTGTCGCCCGTGTTATCGCCCGTGTTGTCACCCGCGCCCCCGGTATCCTCCCCGGTATTTTCGCCCGGCTAAGGCGTTGGCTCCGGGTCTTCCTCCGGGTCTGTATAGGTAAAGACATATTCAAGGTTCCCGGAATCACTGTCATATTCAAAGTTGTCGCCTATGTCGGATGAATCATCCTCAAGGACATACAGGTTTCCTGTATCGCCCTCGACATAGAGCATATACAGACCATTAACGACCTGACTTATGCCGCTGTCGCCCTTGTCGCCTTTATCACCCTTGTCGCCCTTCAGGGCCCCGGACTGCAAAGCCGCCTGAACGGTATCCGCCACAGTTTGCGCGTTTTGTGCCGCCGTGTTAGCAGACCGCTTTGCGGTCTCTATGCTTGCATAGGTCTGTTCAACATTTGAGTTATAAACAGATGCTTCGCTCGCAGACAACGCCGCCGCTTCAGCCGCACTGATCGCCTCCCTAGAAGCTGTTAAGGTCGTCTCGATATATTCAGCAAGATTTGCCGCAATATCTACCGCTTGCTCGATCAGCGGAATCATTGTTTCCGAAATAACGCTGTCATCATGAAGCGGAGCCGCTTCTACCTGAAGAATGAAGTTGCAGGTGCCGATAATCTCAGAAGCACTTCTAAGCCTTAGCTCGCAGACCGTTGCCCCTGCGACAGCAACCATTTGTCTTTCGCAGTTGCATATAACAGTGTTTCCGCTATAACTTGCCGCCGAAAACGAAAATACATTTTTGTCAGGTTTGACTCCGTTTATAAGAACGGCGACATTTGAAGGAATATTATATACAGATGAGCCATTGTATAGCTTGAACGTGAAAGCATTTAGCTGATGCTCATATTGACTCACATGAATCACGGGCGGGACTCCTGACGGAATCATGTTGAGATTAATGGTTTGGTTGTACATTATTCGTCGTCACCTCCTGAGCTCCTGTGTTTCAAATCCTCAATATCGTCCTCGATGCTTCGGATGTGGTCGTATATGTCATCTATGGTTTCACCAACACCCCACCAACGGCCTGATGACTCACCCCAAAAAACGCGGTTGTGCAAATACAACTCTTGCGCGTACATATTGTCGCGGGTGATTACTGTGCCGTATTCGCTCAGAATGTCTTCCGGGTCATTGATGTCAGGCTCTCCACCCTGCCATCCAGTCCAAAACTGATAATCCTCGTTATCACCAATACCCATTTCCTCGCCATCCGTGGCAAGGTATTGTCCTGCATCCGTGGAGAACGTATGGAAGCCGCCAATGTACACATCTTCCTCAGACGCGACAAACTGCCCACCCTTGGATTCAATTCGGGAGCCCGTAATCTTTGAACCTTCAATATCGCCGGAAAACTTCGCGTTTGTCGCTGTCAATTCGCCTTTTTCGTTAACATGGAAATTCTGCCCGATGTCAATCGTGCTCGCGGTGATTTTCCCGGAGAAATTGGCTCCGGTTGCGGTCATGGTTCCGTCTTGCCGAACTTCAAACTTGCTCCCGAGCTTGATATACCCGTTGTAAATGTCCAGGCCCTGAGCCGTAAGCTGTGCGAGCACCTGCGCCGGGTTTGATGGGTTGTACAGATATAAGCCACCATGATTGATTGCGAGGAGCATCCTCTGCGAATTATCAAACAGCTTCAGGCCGTCTTTATCCCATCGTCCGTATGCCTTGCCGCTACTGTCGAGGATTTCAAAAACGCCGTTCGCGTTGTTTACTCCTCCGAGAGCAAAGTGTGCATCGATTGTCCACGATTGGTAATACGGCCCCCGGTATCCAGTAGAGCTGAAGCCGATGCCGTTCATGTTGATGCGCAAGACATTCTTGGCAGTGTACAGGTTGTCGGTATCAAGGAAAAGAATCTCGTTTGCAAATCCTTCGGCGTTGCGGTTGATTACGACATGGCCCCGGAGCCCTGCCCCGAGAACGCCCGTCGCCCGGTCAATGCTTGCGTGCATCTGAGCCGTTGTCGGGGCCTCATCCACACGTTCCATCTGATCCTCAATAGTTGTCGATAGTGTGGAGCGTTTGTCTCCTATAGTCACGGAGTTATATCTGTCATTCAGGACATCCCACTCTGTCTTGCAAACCTTTGCTTCAGTGCTGACCCCGAGCTCCGCAAAAACAACCGTCACCGTGTCGCAGAGGTTCACGCTTTGCAGGCTTTTGAACACATCTTTGTATTCCGCAGTATCTGCGAGGTTGATAAACTTGACATCAATACTCACGTTGGGAACCCCGATATTGTTCTTGACAATAAACCGCTGAGCATATTCCCGGAGCTGAGCCGCCGTCGGTGCATTGTCAAAGACATCTGAGAAGTCATACGGGATTGTCCGCTGATATGGGAAGTTCTTTGCGTTCGCACTATGCACAACCTTTTCCGGCAGTGTTACAAGCTGTCCCTCAGTGCTGACCCAATACGGACACACGCCTGTATAAGTACTTTCAATGTTCTCCTCTTGCTTAAGATCGATGATGTTCTTCCCGTAACGCAGAGTCACGCCCTTATTCTTGCCCCGGGAGCTATGGAGCTTGACAGTGTACCCGTCCCACTCGTACTCCGCGCCGTTGCCGTAGACATCTATGATTGATCCCTGCCGTCCGCCCAAATACGACCGAATAGCCGCCGGGATTGGCAGGGAGAAAGAGGAGGTTGATGTGAGGTCTGTCCAAAAGGTAAAAGGACACGCCTCCGCCGCGTTGGTTTTAAATCCGTTCAGGGCGTTCTTGATGCCCTGCGCAGAAAACGGCATCACCGGGATGTGGTTGAGCTGATAGCTGATGTGTTCAGCTTCAACCTTGACAATGCCCTTAATGGGCCGTGTAATATGAGAAATTCTGAACGGCTGAAGCCCTCCGCCTTGGAAGGGCTGTGCGACGATGATGTTGCTGTGCCGGATGTCCGAAAAGTGGGCCCCGTTAAGCGGATAATCCATTGTCAGAGTGTACGGGCCGTTCCGCTCTTCCGTCACAACACAGGTCTTTGCATCCGAGAGCCGCCCGATGCCGTTCGATGTAAAAGCTGTTGCCGTTGAGGCAAAAAGAATCGGAATCATAGGATGTACCACCTCGGAGTAATCTGCACCTGAGAGAAGCCGCTGACGCTCAGCCTGTTCTCTCCGGGCTCAAGCCTTGGAAACTTACCGTTGACCAATGTCACGTTACTATTGCAGTTCGTCGCGCCCTTATACGCTTCCTGCGCCTCGCAGTCTATGTCGGTATATTGGTTCGCCGTCGTAACCTTCAGAGCGACACTTCCCGCAGAATTGGTGATGGTCAGCGTCCCCGTCCCGTATAAACGGATGAGGGGCTTTGCCGGAAAGTATGTCGGGTTCATGATTACGCCGCCGTTGTAGCCCTGAACAGCCTGCTCGCCGCTTCTGAGCCATCTCTCCGGCCTCGCGGAGAAGTTAATGACAACTCCTCCGGCTTCATCATGCGGATGCGCCACAGGGGAAGCTCCGCCCTTGTAAACTGCCATCCTGTATTCATCCGGGCGAAATGTATCCTCAAGCCTGTAGTATCCCTGATGCCCTAACAGGAAGCCCCGGATTCCCGCCAAAAGTGGCTCAATGTTTTCCCGGTATTGTTCCTGAATGGCAACGCAGGTATAACTGATTCTCGCATCCGCGAATCGGTTGTTATACTGATGCAGAACGCCGTTCCTTCCCGGAATAACAACATCCGTCATGTCAGGCACCGGGTCAGTCAGTGGAGTTTTTCCGTAAACACTCAGGCCAAAAGACAGGGAGGACACCCCGTCAAAAACAAAAGCATCTGCGTTTGTCATGCCAGTGAGCCCTCCCATACTCTTCTACTGTTCGTAATCTGTCTGTTAATGTGCTCCGAAACTGCCTCAGCCAACTCTTCCACGTTCTGTCCTTCCGCGCCGTATACGGTTATCGGGGCATTTACCACGATACCGCCAACGCCGCTTCTGCTGTTCTCCGCCATTGGAGAAAGCACTCCAAGCTGTCTTCCTGCGTTAGCAAAAAGGTTGATCGCCCGGTCGCGCCTGTTTGCTGAAAGCGGAATGATAACCTCCGGGCCCGCCTCACCGACTGTGACATCCTGCCGCTTGAAGATGAAACCGCCGCTTGCCTTTTGGCTTCTGCCGCCGTAGCTTTTACTACTTCCATCATCGACAACGGTCTTCACGACCTTTGCGACAATCGGATGACGATCCATGAAACTCTGCATTTCTGCATGTGCGGAGCTTGCCGCCGCTGAAGCCCCTGTAACGCTTCCGACATTGCCCGTCATTGCCTGACCGACAATGTTTTGCATTTCACCGTGGGCCGTTGTTGCCGCCGCATCGCCGCCCTGAACACTGTCGATTTGTCCCTGCATCGGGGTTTCAACAATGCCCTGCATAATGTCCTTTGTTTCGGTTGCGTGAGCAGATGCCTCTTGTTCGTTAAATTTCGGCGCATTTAACGGAACGCTGAATGTATCGTTGTAATGCTTGAAGGTTGCGGTTGCTTCCTCGCGCCCCTTCTTTCCTGCCTTTTCTGCCTCAACTCCAACACGACCGTATGCTTGCGCCGCCTTGTCTGCCGCATCAGGGCCACCCTTTCCGAGCTCTTCCATCGCGGCCTCAAGACCCTGCACCATGCTTTCGGCCTTCCCGGCGTTCTCACCTGCCTGAAGGAGTGCTTCCTTTGTCGTGTTCACGTTATCGGTTGCAGTCTGAAAAGCCGCGCTTGCATCGCGAACCCTTTGCATGTGCCCCGGAGTCCAAAACGATTCATTGTTTGCCGCGTTCAGCTCTTCCGTCGCCGCTTTTAACTGCGCGAGGGCACTTTCTGATTCGTTCAGGGCGATTGTGTATTGCGATTGAGCGGAGGCCTGCTCCTGAAGGGCTTTTGCGTAGTCATTGGAGACCGCCTGTTGAATTGCGAGCTCCTTCATCTTTGCGATGGTCGAATCAACCGCCGTGTCGATTTCCCCAAGGGCCAAAGCGGAATCTTTAGCCTGAGTTATGAACGCGAGACTGTAGTCCGTTCCCATTGCACCGTTCAATTCCTGAAGGGCATGATTCGCAAGATCTTCGCATCCTTCCTTCAGGTTGCCCGTTTCGTCAAAGCACTTATGCAGTTCGTCACGCCAAAACTTCAGCTCGCCGCCCGTAGAACTGAACCCTTCGAAGGACTTCTTAATGGAGTCGCCCAATCCTTCAATAGATGCTTTGCTGTTTTGGATCTCAGTTGCCGTTGCCGAGATATGCCGCTGAAACTCTTCCATCGCCGGGGTTGCCGCCGCCGCATCTGAATTAAATTTCAGCAGAGCGACGGATATAAGCCCAACAGCCGCCACAAACAGACCAACAGGAGATGTCAGAGCCGCAAATGCCGCTCCGAGCGCGGGGAGCGCACCAACAATCGTTCCCACAGAGCTGATAAACGTACCGAGCGCAATCGTTACGGGCGCAATACCTGCCGCAAATACAAGCATCTGCGCCACTGAGCTCTGAGTAGCAGAATCAAGGTTGTTGAACCAGTTAACAGCATCTTGTACCTTGCTAACAAGGTCTTTGATATTCGGGAGCAATGCGTTTCCGACGCTGATAGCGGCTTCCTCAACGCCTGACTTCAGGATCGTGAGTTGTCCGTTCAGGTTGTTCTGCATGGTCTCCGCCATGCGTTTCGCTGAGCCGTCGGCGTTATCAACAGCCCCGGACAGCTTGCGCATATCGGCTTCTGTTGCGTTTACAACGGCAAGCAGACCGCTCATTCCGTTCTGACCTGCGAGCATTGCCGCATACTGTGCTTTCTCGTCCTCTGTTAGACCCTGAAAAGCGTCCCTCGTCTCTTCCATGATCTGCATGAAAGATTTCATGTTGCCCTCGCTGTCGGTCATACTGATGCCGAGGGCCTTCATCGCCGCGCCGCTTTCTTTTGTGGGCTTTGCAAGACGGGTCAGCCATCCTCTGAGGGCCGTACCTGCCATTCCTGCTTTGATACCGGAGTTAGCCATCAGGCCAGTAGCGACAGCCACATCCTCAACGCTATATCCCAAAGCACCCGCAAGCGGGGCCGCGTATTTGAAGGTCTCGCCCATCATCTCAACATTGGTGTTCGCGTTGGACGATGCCGCCGCAAGTACATCCGCGAAGTGACCGGAATCCTCAGCCGCAAGCCCGAAGCCCGTAAGAGCATCAGTCACAATGTCGGAGGTTGTGGCAAGGTCTGTTCCCGAAGCCGCCGCGAGGTTCATGATGCCTTCGATACCGCCCATCATGTCCTCGGCCTTCCAACCTGCCATAGCCATGTACTCCATCGCGGCACCTGCTTCCGATGCCGAGAATTTCGTGGTTGCGCCCATCTCGCGGGCCTTTGCGGTCAGTTTTTCAAGGTCGCCACCCGTTACTCCGCTGATGGCCTGTACTTTGGACATCTGCGCTTCAAATCCTGCCGCCGTCTTGATAGCAAGGCCGAGGCCTGCACCTGCCGCCGCAGACATGGGAGCAAACGCTTTGCCGACCTTTGTGATGTTGCCGCCGAGCTTCTCCATTCCTTTCCCGAATTCTTCGAGTTTGCCGGAAGCCCCTTGCATCTTATCCCCGAGGCCCTGCCCGAGTTGCTTCGCCTTGTTGAGCCCTTCCTCAAACTTAGAAGCGTCGAGGCCAAGAGAGGCCATCAGATCCATTACATTCGCCATATCAATCCCCCCTCAGCTTGCTCAGGCGTTCCTTGATGCCGTCTTTTATCTCATCAGCCGAACGCGTTTCCGTTGCTTTTCCTGCCGTACCCATAATCAGGTCATAGTAGCGCGGCACCCCCGCAAATCCGCCAAGGCCCTTCAGTGCATCCGTGACATAGATCCGGAAATCTAACTCGCGTTGTTCCTGCAACTGTCGGGCCCTGACATATTTGAGAAAAGGAGTTACTTTTCTTCTGCCTCTGTAGTCTCCGTAGCATCGCCAAAAGAGGTCTTTTCCGTTTGGCTCTGCGAGGAAAAAAGCCCCATCAGGGCCTCATCCTCAAGGAGTTCCATCAGCATCTTCGGAAGCGTAAGAAGAGAAGGTTTGTATGTTGCCGGGTCCTTTTCATTAAGCAGAGCAATGATGGTTGTCACCGCCTTCTTGTGCTTCTTCAGCCCGAGCTTGATCGCCCTCATTCTGTCGCCGCTCGTATATGCCGTCATGACTTCTTGATCCACGACGATTTCGCATACCGGGTCAATTAAATCCGCGAGTATGTCAAGCGCGTTGTCGCCTTCAATCTCTGATAACTTCCGCATCTTTTCCTCCTACTTAAGCACCTGCGCCCTGAGTAACCGGGTCAGCACTGTACCACTCCATCGGCATGGTATCCTGAGCGTTGATGGACACATGGCCCGTCAGCTCGATCTGAACCTGACCCTTTCCGTTCTTGGTGGTCTGAAGGGAAAGACCTCCGGTAGACAGCGCGTTCATCAGTTTTACTGCAACCATGCCGCCGTCAGCACGGTCACCGACCCACCAAATGTTCGCGAAGTCGGTCTGCTTCAGGTCGCGCCGGGGAGTGATCTTGTTTCCGTCAACATCAGCCGCGCCGAGCGCATATCTGATAAGTTCAGGGGATGTACCGATGCCAGTGGTGGAAATTTTGCACTCCCAAGAATCAAGGTGCTTCAGCTCCTTCATGTTGACCGGCACATTATCGACATCTTCGCCAAGGTCGGAATATGTCGGAACGCAGGTTGCGTTGATACCGCCTGTAGTAGCGGTGATGATGTCTTCGTCGGCGGGCTCAGCCGCAGTTTCCGGGTCAAAATTTTTCAGGAGAACACCCGCATCAAGCTGAAGGGCCGAAAAAGTGTTCTGCGGAATCTTTGTGAATTTACCCATGTCTTTCCCTCCGTTAATCTGCCGTCAGGCACTCAGCCTCGACGGATATTAATATCCTTTTGATCGCATCATCCCCGCTTGCTACACGCTGAGCAAACGGGGTTCTATCGGGCACCATGAACCACAGATAGCCGTTATC